GCTTAGGTGTGTAAAGCGACGAAATAAAGAGGAAAGAGCAGAGGCAAATTGTGAAATGCTCTAATTGACTTGGTGAGATGAAATTAGACTTTTTACCGTTCTGCCCTTATAATAAGGAAGAGAAAGGAGAGTGCACAAAATGCAAACAAAACCAAAAGATACCTTATACTGCGGTGTAAGCGTAAGAAGGATAAAAAGAGCAAAACCTGAGCTGGATGAGGAAATTTTGAATACACTTTTCTACTGGATTCGCGAACGCTACACAATTCACATTAAGAAAGACCTGCAAGGAAAGAGAGGAAAGTTGACTGAAGACCCAATACTTGCTTCCTATCGCTTTACAAATGTGCGAAGAGAACACGACAAGAACACATGTTGGTTAATACAGAATGTATCGAATAATGAGAATTTGTCTTATTACGATAAAGTCATGAACACGATTCTTTTCAGACTTTTCAGCAAGTACAAAACTATGGAAATAGTCCAGGCTCCGCTGGATTTCTACAACAAAAAAGTCATAGACAATGCCATTCGCGCGGGTAATATTTATATTGTGCAACACCCAGGTTACAGCCCATTCACGGGGTCATTCATGAGTTCAGGATTTATTTGGGTGTGCAAGCGAAGATTTCCTGAAGCACTGAATGCGTTTAGTGCTGTGATGGAATTCTTACGCTGGATGAACAATCAGGGTATCTTTGAAAAAATAGAACAAGCAGATACTCAACAGCAGGTTTTTCAAACATTTGCAAGCATAAAAGGTCTTGGAGATTTTTTGGGGTATCAAATATTTGTTGACCTAACTTATATAGAAGATTTTCCGTTTTCAGAAAATGAGTTTACTGTAGCTGGGTCAGGATGTGTAAATGGTTTGAGACGTTTGTTTAAAAACTGTGATGAAATGAGCTGGGAAGAATGCCTGTTTTGGCTGAGGGATAATTGGAAAGATTTGAATGAATGCGTAAGACCTGAAAACAAGTTGGACTTGGAAAACCTGATGATTGATGTACCTATAAACGAAAGGTATATGAACGTGATGAGTCTTGAAAATTGTTTCTGCGAACTGTTTAAGTACACCAAAGCACAACGTGGAGAGGGAACGCCGCGTAAAAAGTATATTATAAAATAATAGAAAGGAACAGAGGATAATGGATATAATCATGAAAGACTTTAAAAAAATTATACCAAAGTATAGAAAATACACAAAAGCTGCCATATGGTTTAGCAGAAAAAGGAAACAGCTGATATTTTCAGAAGAACTTTGTACCCAACTTGATATAAGACCGGGAGACCGTGTAGATGTCTATAGAAATGAACACAGTTTTATAATGAAAAAATCAGATGTTGGGCTATTTACAATAAGGTATTACAATAAAAAAGCAGAAAGTAAATACACAAGTTGTTGCTTAGCAGGTGATAGTGTGCTGCTGGAAATTGGAACATATATTGACGATGATGTAAGTATGCGTTTCACTATCCTTGAAAATGGGGATTTATTGTTTAAACAATGGAAAGAGGAAAACGATGGTAAATAAATATATAGAAAAGCTTTACACACTTATCAATAAACCTGACCCTCCATATAGACTTTTTTATGGAACTTGTCCTGATTGTAAGAAGAAACTTTGGAGTATACATGAAGAAGTCAATGAAGAAAATGGCACCATAAAAGCAGGATTTTTTTGTCCTGATTGTAAGAAAAAATTTAAACAGGTGGTTTATAAGCGCAATTCTAAAAAAGGATATCGTTATGAGCAAGGTATTGTAGAAGATTACACAAGAGACAAGAAAGTTTATAGAGCAATCCGCACTCACCGTGCATTATACATTGTTCTACCTGACAGAATTTTATTAAATCTTATAGAAAGAAAGGAGGATGAACAGGTATGGAAGGGTTAACACTGAAAGAAATAATCATACATTGGCTTCAAGAAATAAATTCATTGATGGATGAAGCATATGAAAATATGAAAATTGAATTGGACAAAGTACAACAATATGCAGATTTTGCTACAGGGTGTAGAAAGGTGGCTGTTGGAACAGCTATAATGAAGGAAGATAAAGGAAAAATGCATAGGGTTTATGGGGCAAACAAGGTGTTGTTTAATGAGTGTAAAGAACGGGGTTGTCATAGGATAGAAAAATACGGTGAGGATTCTAAAAGTCACAGAAATCCTGAAGATTGTAGGGCAATACATAGTGAAATAGATGCTTTATGCAAGTGTGCTAAAGACGGTATAAGCACAAAAGGTGCAGTTGCAATGGTCACAAGATATCCTTGTGAAGCGTGTGCAAGAGCATTGATTGATGCCGGGATAGGTATTGTTATATATGGTAGAAAACAAGAAATATCTGAAGAGACAAGACACTTATTTGAAACTGCAAGAATACCAGTGATATGGATAAAAGATTGGGAATATGAAGATACAGAAAGGTGATCATATGATAGATAAGTCTACTGTTTTAATCATAGCATCTGTGATACTTATTATGTTATTACAAGCATATCATTTTGAGTGTAAAATACAAGAAATACAAAAACAATTTGAAGAAGAACTCGCAAAGATGCAATTATTTGTAGCACAACAAATCCACTTAAATGAACAAGTTGTATATGACACTCACGCATATCCAAATTCAGCATTTAAAAGTTATATGGACAGAAGTGCTATTACAAATAAAACCTCTAAGCAGTACAAAATTGTTGATTCTGCCCGTGTAGATGAAGCAGGTTTTTGTAAACTTAATGGGTGTTATCTCGTTGCCCTTGGTTCTGCCTTTGGAAATGTGGGGGATGTATTCAACATAAAATTTAGTGAAGGTGTAACAATTTGCGCTATTAAGTCAGACCAAAAAAATGACAGTCATACGTATAATAATGAAGGAGTACAGTGTGTAGATGGGTCTATTGTAGAATTTATTGTTGAAATTGAAAAACTATCTTCAAAATGCCGCTGGACGGGGGATTGTAGTAATAATAATTTTTATGGGGATGTTGTTTCTATTGAAAAAATAGGATGGTACAACGAAGAAACAGGAGGTGTATACAAATATGCTAAATAAAACACAAGTACAAATATTAGAAAAAGCCCGATTTATTTATGGGACTAAAAAACAACTTGCTGTTGCTGCAGAAGAATGCTGTGAATTATCCCAAGCTCTATTAAAACTTTTTCGGTACGACAATGTTGAAGAAGGCATAGTGAATACGCGTGAGAGGGTACTTGAAGAACGAGCTGATGTGGAGATAATGCTAAATCATATTGATGCACTATACAATTTTTCTACACCAGAAATTGATAGAATAGCGTCGCAAAAAATCCTAAGGCTTAAATCTTGGTTAGAGCATTCTAATAAATCTGAGTATACAGTTGAGTATAGAGAGATACCTATAAAAGAACGTAATTGTGAGGGGTGTTTTTATTATGACCATTTTGATGACCCAGACAGAGAGAATGCTTGTAGACATTGCCCAAAATCAGAGGAGTACAGATGAAATTAAACGAATTCAATAAGTTAATAGGTCAAGACAGCTATGTGCGATGTATAGGAAAAAAACGAATTGACTCAAGTATTGTTAACGAAGAACAAGCAAGTATACACTTATTTAATGGTGGGCAAATTGGTTGGTGGGTGCGTGACGGCTATGTGATTGTAGATATTGACGAGGGCAAAGAAGAAGCACTTAAAATTGTGAAAAAATTAAAGCTCAAAACTCTTATGTGTAAAACTCCAAAAGGCTTACATCTGTATTTTAAATCACAAAAAGAATTCCCACAAAAAGTTGGTATGATTTTGCCGTTTGGGTTGAAATGTGATTTTAGATGTGCAAATAAAGGTTATGTGCTTTTGCCGTTCGGAGAACCTGACAGAGCTTTTAACAATTATCGCCAAATTTCTGAGCTACCGCGCATGTTTACACCACTCATCAATCGGAAAGACAGCTTGCTCAATTTAAAAGAGGGGGATGGCAGAAATTCAACTTTATTTGCCCATCTTATGGCGTTTAAGAATCGTGGGGCGAGTGATAGTGAAATTTCTGAGGTTGCAGAGCTCATAAACACCTATGTTTTTAAAGAGCCAATGGACAAAAAAGAACTTGAACAGATTGTTAAGAATACGCAAAAGTATGAAGCCAAAGCTGAATTTGAGAATCCATACATTATATATACAGAGAAAGGGAAACCAAGTCAAATTAACAGTCGAGCAATATGTGATTATTTTGTGAATGAAGGCAACATGTTTGTTATTGGTTCGGAGTGCTATCAATACCACAATGGTGTATACATAGAATCAAGTAGTTTTGTTAGAAACACAATAAAAAACATGGTAGTCTATGATAATCTCATTACATACTCGAAAATCATGGAAGCTTATAAATTGTTATGCGACGATACGAGAATTCAGCGAAGAGCAAATGAAGTCAATGCAGATAAAAATTTGATAAATTTTAAAAATGGTATTTGGGATATCGAACAAGCCAAACTCATTCCTCATGATAGCAAGTATTTACAAACCATACAAATTCCTCACGAAGTTAAAGAGTTTGTACCGTTTACACAGACACGCTTGTATGAGTTTTTCAAAAAGACAAAGCTACCTAAAGAAGACATAAAAATGATTGTAAAATATATGGCTTATAGTTTAACAACGGATTATGGCTTAAAGACTTTTATGGTTTTGGTAGGACAATCAAATACTGGAAAGTCTGTACTTATACGGTTTTTTGAAACTTTAATCGGAAAACAAAACATTTCTGCTCTGTCGATGCACGACCTCAACGCGCGCTTTTACCCATCACAGCTATACGGTAAATTACTCAATGCTTGTGCGGATAACAAGACTTTACCGCTTTCAAGCATAGAGAATTTGAAGAAAATAACAGGCGGAGACCAAATAATGCATGAAAAGAAGGGCAAAGAACCATTTTTCTTCACGTCATTTGCGAAGCTAATATTTTCATTCAATCAGCTGCCGCTTCAACTGGAGGAAAAGTCAAATGCTTTTTACAAACGTATGAGAGTGTTATTTATGAACAACGAGTTGTTTTTAAATAACGAATATGTTGACAACTTATGTAGTGAAGAATCTGTGGAGGAAATTATCCCGTACCTGCTGAGCTTATTACCTATAAAAGAGATTCCAAGAACAACATTGTCTAATAGCTGTGTTGAATCGTTGCGTCAGGATTCAGACAGTATTCATGCTTTTCTATCTTCTTGTTGCGAAAATGACAAGAAAGGTACTGTTGGAAAAGATGAATTGTATCAAGATTACGTTAATTTTTGCTTACAGAACGGAAGAGAAGCTCACAAAAAACATGCTTTTATGCGCAATCTTCGTTCGCTTGGATATAAAGAAACAAGAGACAAAGACAGACAAGCTGCTTGGAAAGGCCTACAATTTAAAAACAAGGAGGATAAGAATATTGGATTGGAAGACAATTAAAGGTTTTGAAGGTTTATATTGGATAAATTCTAAAGGTGATGTAAGAAATGTACATGGAAAAATTCTTGCACAAACAACATTAGATGGGGATTTAAAAGTGGTTGACTTGTATGGAAATGGACAAAGAGCGAGAAAACCTATAAAGACACTTTTGATAGAAGCATACCCTGAACTGTTTATGGAGGATATGGAAAATGAGAAGTGATATAAAAGATATAATAAATCGTGCAAGCCACGATACCAAAGAAGATTATCGAATATACAACATATATAAACAAGAACTTATGGATTTGAATTTAAGTGCTGAAGAGTATGCAGAAGCTATTACTATGCTTGTAGAAGTTATGGAGGTATAATTGTGTTGTATTACTTATTAAGAAGGTTCAAAAGAGATAATTATAAAAAGATAATAAGTCGTATTGACCCCCATCTTAAAGAAACTGATCCAGTGTATAAAGAATACATAGTAATTATTGATGAATTAGCCGATAGGCTCTATTGTCTTTGCCAAAAACTTTAAAAGGAGGTTGTAATGTTATTCGCAACAGTAGACATTGAAACCACAGGTCTTGACCGTTTTAAGGATGATATTACATGGATAGGCGTACAAATTAACGAGGATAACACAAAGCCAACTGTTTTTACTTTTGATTATAAAGAAAAATTAGACAGAGATGAATTCCGTGTACTTGTTAAAAATTTAAAAGAGAAAAAAGCCAAATTTATTTGGCAGAACGGAAAATTTGATACGCTTTTTATATATCAAAAAATGAAAATAAAACTACCTATAACGGAAGATGTTATGCTTATGGGTACAGCGTATGACCTTGCGGAAAAACACGGCTTGAAAGCGATGGCACAGATGTATCTAAAAGTGCTTGATTGGGATATACCAAAGAAAGAAAAATTGTCCGGAAATAGTGAAATTGTTGAACCCTATTTGCAATTAGATTTGAAATATACTTGGATGCTCTATAAGTTTTTCAGAAAACATATGAGTCCATCCCAAAAAAAGATATATAAAAAACTACTTCTACCTGCGTATTTGATGTATAGAGATGTTGAAAAAACAGGAATATACATTGACTTAGAGGCTTATAAGAAGGTCAAGAAAAAGTACAAGAAGTTGGAGGAAAAGAACCTCAAAGACCTCAAAGACCGCTACAACATAAATTGGAATAGTTCACAACAAAAGGCAGATGTATTGTTCGGAGACAAAGGTGAAAAGTTGCCTATACTCAAGACGACACCTGCGGGTAAGCCGTCGGCTGATGCAAGTGTATGCAAACGATTAGCTGCTCAAGGCTATGAAATACCGCAAATGATTTTAGACTATTCAGCGGCGAATACGCTTAACAAGATGTTTCTCAATCGTTGGGGAGAGGATGCGAGTTTTGATGGCAGAATTCACCCGTCTTTTAATCTCACAAATGTTATAAGCGGACGTACATCATGCCAAAATCCAAACTTACAACAGGTTCCGCGAACAAAAGACGTTCGTGCACTGTTTACCGCACCAGAGGGTAAAGTGTTTTTTGAGGCTGATTATTCACAATTAGAGTTAAGAATTGCTGCACATTATGCTAAAGAGCCTACAATGTTAAAAATATATCGTGAGGGCGGGGATATACATACGGAAACAGCGCGAGTAATGACAGGAGGAAGAGAACCAACAAAAGATGAAAGAAGCAAAGCCAAAGCTGTAAATTTTGGATTCTTATATGGAATGATGGCCAAGAAATTCGTTGAGTACGCCTATAATTCATACGGTCAGACATTTACTCAGGCAGAAGCAGAAGCATACCGCAATGCGTTTTTTGCAAAATACAGCAGATTACTTCCGTGGCATAAAGAGCAGGAAGAAATTTGTGAAATGTTAGGCGGGGTGTCTAATATGTTTGGTAGATTTAGAAAACTCCCAAAAATTTACAGTGACAAATACTATGAGCGATTAGAAGCTGTACGAAGAGCTATAAACACGCCTGTACAAGGCACAGGCTCAGATATACTACTTTCAGCAGCTTTAGAAGTTCATCAGACGTTATCCGAATATGGCTTGAGAATCGTAGGCACGGTTCATGATTCAATTCTTGGAGAATTCTACGAAAAAGATATTGACTGGATTGTCCCTGAAATTCAGAGAATAATGGCACATCCGAAGCTACTTGATGTTTTCGGGGTTGAGTTGGATGTAGCTTTGGAAGCAGACGTTGGAGTTGGCCCATGGGGTAGTAAATAACGAGAAAGCGCGAAAAAACGATATCCACTTGTAATAAAAAGAGGGTACCTATACATTTCTACAAAATAATTTCAATAAATGCAGCTTTACTTTTTAAAGTAATGCGTTTATAATAAAACTATAATAATTTTCAAAAAGGAGGAAACAATGAGTTTAAAAAACGTAACAAAAGGTGACACAGTAATCTTAAAAGGGTTTACAGGAATCCAGATTGGGGTGTTTGAAGTTGAAAAGGCAACTGAAAAGAACATTACTATTCTTACAAAGAGCGGCAACAAATTGATTTTCAGCAGAGCTACAGGAAAGCAGCTCAATGTTGAAGAGGGCAAGGAAAAATGGGCAAACAGTATTGTAGAAGATGACGGCAGCTATGTAAGACCTAAGAGAAAGAAAAAGACAAAAACAAAGCCAGCTATTGAGTTCAATAAATTGATGGGAATTGAAGAAGAATTTGATGAAGAGCCAATGGACGATGATTTTGAAGACTTCGAGGAAGAATAATGCATATTAGTTACTCACGCGTGTCTGCGTATCTTCGCTGTCCATACAACCATTTTTTAGGGTATGTGCGTAAGCTGACCCCAAAAAGACCGTCGAGACCTCTTCATTTTGGAACAGACTTCCATAAATTGCTTGAATATCGTGGGGACAAAGCTCAAATCAAGAAAGAGTTGAAAAACATTTCAGACAAATTCTATGATATGCCTGCGAATTGGCAAAATGACCTTGGGGAAAACTACCCTCAGGACATAGAGACAATCTTTCGAGACTATTTGAGAGTTTATAAAAAACATCCTTTGCCTGATGTAACTGAGCAAAGATTTGAAATACCTATATTCAAGAACGGTAAGGAAGATGTGATATTTGTTGGAGTAATTGACGGATTGTACTACACTGATAACGGAATAACGGTTGAAGAACATAAGACATTCAGCCGTAAGCCTGATTATTCAACATTGGTTATGAATACTCAAAAATGCCTGTATGCACACGCAGTACACGTTCTTTACGGAGAGTTGCCAAAAAATGTCATGTGGGATTATATCAAGTCCACTCCAGCTAATGAACCAATATGGCTTGAAAAATCGCAGAGATTTTCAACGGCAAAGAGTGAGCAAATCACCCCATATAGTGTTTTGCGAGCTGCATACAAGCACGGTTTGGACAAAAATGATGTCAAGGACTTGTTGCGATTATACAAACCGAACATTCAAAATTTCTTCTTTCGGGTTATTCTTGATTTTATTCCTGAAATGGTAGACAAGATATGGAATGACTTCTTGAGAACGGCAGCAGAAATTTGCGAATACGGTGAAAATAACACAACAATGAATATGACGCGGGATTGCTCTTGGTGTGATTTCTATCCAATATGTTATGCAGAAATGACTACAAGCAATCCAGACAGTGTAAATCACATCATAGAACACGATTTCAAGGAGAAAGAATAATATGGCAGCATCAATATTGAATACCGCAGTCGATATATCCGAAGTTAGCAGTGGAAAGTTGGTTGTTTTATACGGTAAATCGGCGAGCGGCAAAACAAAAGTTGGAAGCACATTTCCAAAACCCATGCTTTATGTGAAAATAGGTGATGACGGAGTTAACACCATTAAAAGGGTTTCAGGAATTTCAATTGTTGAGCCAAGGACGACCGCTGAGTTGAAGCAAGTTTTTGAAGAGCTTGAAAAAGATAAAACATATAAAAGTGTTTTCGTTGATACATTCTCATTACTCGTAAACGAATGGAAAAATGAAAATGTCATACAAAAGGGAAAGAAGATGACCCAACAATTGTGGGGAGACCTTTTGACCGAAACAGAAGAACTTATTAGACTTGCGCATAAGTTGTCTAAGAAAAAATGGGTGATTCTATCAGGTCATGAAGTTACAGATAGTATAGAGGGCATGGAGGATGAATTGCTTCCAGATGTTCGTATCTCTATATCAAAAGGCGCACGAACATATATTGAGGGTATGGCAAATTTTGGAATTCATACGGTAAAAATTCAGAAAGAATCCGTTGACAAAACAACAGGAGAGGTCAAGGAAGTTGTAAAATATGCAGCAGATATCGGACCAAACCCATACTATTGGACTAAATTTCAGGTTGACCCAAAAATTAAACTACCAAATCGCATGATAAACCCATCATATGAAAAGATTATGAAATTGATAGAGGAGGAATAAATTATGAAAAAGACATTTGATTTTACTGGTGTAGAAACATTTCAGAGGGCGCCAGAAGGTGTACATTCAGCGAAAGTTACCAAGATTGATGAGGTAACTTTTCAAGGCGGAAATGTTGGTTTTAAAATAACATTTGAGATTACTGCGGGTGCAGGCAAAGGTGCACGAGTTATTGAAAACTATCCTTTTGTAGACGCTGCAATGTGGAAACTCAAGGCATTTTTTGAGGCTTGTGGAATCAGAGCTAATGGAAGAATTTCGGTTGATATCGATAAGCTTATCGGTAAAGCTGTTGAAATTACAGTAAACCACGAAGAGTACAATGGTCAATTGCGTGCAAGGATTCAGGAAGTCAACAAGCTCACACCAAAAGCCGCGGCTGAGGATGCAGACGACGAGGATGATGAAGACCTCGATGAAGAGATAGAAGATGAAGAAATAGAAGAGGAAGAGAAGCCAAAAAAGACGCCAAAAAAGGCGGAAAAGAAGTCTGAAAAGAAGTCTGCTGAGAAAGAAACCAAGTCAACGAAAAAGTCCGCTAAGAAAGCAGAAGAGCTTGAAGAGGATGAAGATGACTGGGATGAAGATGACTGGGATGATGAAGAATAGGCGTGCACGCCTATTCTTCTGAGAAAGGAAAAGTTGATGGATTTGTATAACATACCTAACGATACGGGTGGAGACTGGAGGCTCAATAAATTTGTAGAATATCAACATGAGGTACCAAGTATTCATTACCGTGTTTTAGGGGAATATATAAAAAGATACATACATGACAAAGATGTGGCTGTAATGATGTGTTGGTATATGTCTGCCACATATAATGAAGTGACATGTATTTTGCTTCAGAAAATTTTTGATTGGGAGTCTCAGACGCCGAAAACAATTTCAAAATACTGCAAGAAATTTTGGAAGGACAACAAAGAAAATCTTGATTTTGGTTCATCTCGAAAATATGCAAAGAATATGGATTGGTTTCCAACACTCATGGACGAATTCATAAGGCTTACAAAAAAGAAACCATATAAATGGTTAAAACATTTTAAGAATTCCTATTCAGATATGTATAAAACCGTGTCTTCCATTAGTTTTACAGGAAGATTTTCATGCGATTTATTTATGGAAAGTATTTTGTACCTTAATGACTATTTTGATACAAGTTTTATCGCTCCGTCTAAATTAGATTGGAAGAAATGTAGCAATCTAACTTCTGGATTGTGTAACATATTCTACATGGATGAAGAAGCTAATGAATTTGATAAGACAGGCAAATTAACGGTTTCTGAAGAGGTCTTAAACAAAAATCTGCTTTATGTTCAAGATTATGTTAAAAAAGTATATCCTGAACAAGACAACGACATAAATCTTTTTATTGGTAAAATTTGTAGTTTTAGAAATCTGTTTAAATCTTCGCGGTATGGCGGATTCCATCACGACCGAGAGTTGGGGGTGCTGAAAGAATATGAAAAGTCCTTGCCAGATTACCAAGAGTTATGGGAACGGGTGTATAAATTAAGGCGTGACATGTTTGAACCAAGATTTCTTGGAGAAATTGGAGGTTGGGATGGTATACGAAAAGAACGAAAGAAGTTGTTTTTGACAAAAGGGCTAACAGGAGTTGAAGATTGTGAGTAGACTACTCGTAAATATTAGAGGAACAAACGGAGCTGGAAAATCCACAATACCTATATCCATGATGAGCGACCCGCAATTGAAGGTAATCCAAAAACCGTATAAAGGAAAGACATATAAAATAGCAACAGTATTTCCCTCATTTGGTTGGATTGCTCTTGGGTCTTATCTCAATAAAACAGGCGGCTTGGACACTTTTCCAAACAATGAATTGACATTTAAGACCCTGAAATGGGTGTTAAAGAAATATTCAGATTACCACATTTTGATGGAAGGTATTATTGCATCAACAATTTACTCAACATATCGCGATTTGTTTAATGAGATTCAGGAGGAATATTCTGATACAAAAATTGTTTTGCTGTTTTTCATACCGCCATTGGAAACAAGTATCCAAAGGGTGTATGAAAGAAACGGCGGAAAACCTGTAAAAGAGGATGCAATCAAAGCCAAATATGGCATGGTGTCTCGAAATTTTGAAAAATTCAAGCATGATGGGTTTTGCGTAAAAAAGATAGACACATCAAAAACGCCGAAAGACCAAATGTTGACGAATTTTTTAAAGTTGTGTAATAAATATCAGGAGAAGCAAGATGGATAAACCTATAATCATTGCAATTAACGGATTGGCTCAATCAGGCAAAGACGAATTTGTAAAGTTTTGTCGCAAAGAGTTTGAGCTAGAAAACGGCAAAGACTTCTGCGTGAATTACCACCGTTCAGATAAACCGAAAGAATTGCTGAAACAACTTGGCTGGGACGGCGAGAAAAATGCTGCTGCAAGAACGGCGTTGAAATATATGGTTGATGTGTACGAAGAGAATGTTGGTACAGTAACTGCTTTGGAGAACAAAATAAAGACATTTATGCAAATTTGTGGGGAGTGCCCTATAATTTTTGCACACATACGCGATACCAGAATAATTGAACAAGTTATGCAGCATTTTGAAAGTGTTGCGTATGTATATAGTGTTTTAATTATGCGGAAACAGCAGGAGTTGTCCTCACCACCAGAAAAAGATTTTTGGGGGATAAGCGAATATGCCTATACTGACTATATTAGAAATTACAGTGATTTAAATGCATTAAAGGAGCTTGCACATATTTTTGTTAAAAAAGTATGCGTTGAAGTGAAAGAATTAGAGAAATAGGAGATGGAAAATGAATATAAATAATGGGACTGAGAATTTGAGCATAGGTGCAAAATGTCATTGCAAAACCGTCAACGAAGCGTGGGAATATTGGTATACTGAGCTCTGCAATCAAGCAAAAAGCGGGATGCAAGCACCATCTCGAGACGGTAGTGTGGTTGGAGAATTCATAAACGCTATAACCATAATTGATGACCCAACAAGAATGATTGTTACTTCTCCAATGAGAAAGCTAAGTATGCGTTATGCTATTGGCGAGCTTATGTGGTATTCATCAAAAAATAATAATCTATCAGCAATTCAGACGATAACAAGTGCATGGGATAGGATGAGTGATGACGGTGAAATTGTTAATTCAAACTATGGGCATAAAATTCACAAATATTATGGTTTTGACCAGATGGAATACGTGAAGGAGTGCTTGAAAAAAGACAGTTTTTCAAGACAAGCAGTTGTACAGATTAGGCCTGCGGTTGACTATATTAAATATCCAACGAAAGATATGCCATGTACTCTAACATTGCAGTTTATTTTGAGAGACAATAAATTACACCTTTTGACAAATATGCGTAGTAACGATATATGGATGGGGTTTCCATATGATTGCCTGACGTTTTGTTCGTTACTTATAAAAACAGCGATGGAACTTGACGTGAAAGTTGGTACTTACACACATATCGCTGGGTCTTTACATCTTTATGAACGAAATTTTAATCTTGAGGATAAGTGTGACGAAAATGAGCAAAAAAACAGTTAAGTTGGTATTTAGACTTTTGAACGAAGAAAAAGATGAATTGGAGTATACTCATTTTTGCTACATTGAAAAAGGACTGTTGGACTACTATATGAGATTTCGTGGGTTTCGTTTTCGGAATGAAATTGCAAACGATGTCACTGATTGGATACACCATGATTTTAATATTGAACTACCAATGACTACAAAAAAACATCTCATTATTTTTCGACAGCTAATTGTAGACAAATACAAAACTTTATACCCGCAAATTTTTCGTGGAAATGTAAAAAACGTTAGCGGTTGGATTCGCGTTTGGTTGAGCGAACACATGGAAAGAGAATTGAAAAGAGGCAGATATGAAAGATTTTAGTACTTTACCAAAAATTATTGCGGTGGATTTTGATGGGACAATTGTTTCAGACGAATTTCCAGAAATCGGAAAACCTAATTATGAATTGATTCGCACATTACGAGCTATGCAACGTAAAGGTGTAAAACTAATACTTTGGACAAGTAGAAACAATAGCTGTGAAATGGGGACATTGCTTACTAATGCAATTGAAGCTTGTGAACATCTTGGACTTAAATTTGATGCTATAAATGAAAACATATCGGAAGTTAAAAAACTTACTGGCGGAGATACTCGTAAGGTTTATGCTGATGTGTACTTAGACGACCATAGTATTAATGCTGCAACTGATAGATTGTACTGGGTGTATCGTGTAGGCGTTACTTTTCAAAATTTACTGGCTATTGAAGATGAAATAAAGGATGAGGAAATTTTAATATGCCAAGAGAACAAACCATTGTAAACGCGATTTTAAAATATTTGAACAGCTTGCCTTGTTGTGTTGCAGAAAAAGTACAAGGTACAGCTTTATCATCAGGAAAAGCCGATATAAACGGTTGTTATAAGGGGCATTCTTTGCGAATAGAGGTTAAAACTGCTGATAATGGTAATATGGCTTCAAAAAAGCAACTTGTAAACTTAAAGCGTTGGCAAGCTGCTGGCGCTTTTTGTTGTGTTGCTTATACAGTGAATGATGTAGTTGAATTGATATGCTTAATCAATAAAGTTGAAAAGGAAGTTAAACTATGTACACCATGAAGACAAAACCGTGGATGCATCAAGTTATGGCATTAGATTACTTAATGACTGGTACATATGGTGCACTATACACTGACATGGGTACAGGAAAAACCAAGGTGGGGATTGATTTGATTGTTAATAAGGGTTTTAACTTAACAATCATTGTTGGCACAAAAAAGTCTTGTGGTGTATGGGAAAGCGAATTTATTAAACACTGTGACCTCAATCGGCGCAATATATGTATTTTTAACCTGTCGAATTACTCCACATCAAATAAGATATTGAAATTGCAAGAAATTCTTGCCTATCAAGCAAAAACTGGTGTAAAAATTGTTCTTATAATTAACTATGACAGTATATGGCGCAGACCGTTCAATGAAAGCCTTATCAAAACTCGAATTGATTGTGTGATTTGTGATGAGTCTCATCGCATAAAAACGCCATCAAGCAAATGTTCAATGTATCTTGCGCGACTTGGAAAGTATGTTAAGTATAGGTATCTGATGACAGGTACACCAACAACGGAAACTCCTGTAGACGTGTACGCTCAATATAAATTTTTACAACCTGAAATATTTGGTACAAGTTTGAACGAATTTCGGAGTCACTATGAAAATCTTAATGTCAGGGCTACAACCTACTGTGGGTACAGAGTTTTAGATAAAAAGCAACCATACAAGAATTTAGATGAGTTGCGGGAAAAGATGTTCAGTTGTGCATTTTATGCTAAATCCACAATCAAGCTTCCGCCGCAGACATTCTTGATTCGCGAATTTACACCAACTAAAACCTTAATAGACGTGTACAAAGAAGTCAAAAAGGAAGGGGTACTTGTGGACGAGGACGGAATAATGGAGACGAACAATGCACTTGTAAAAATTTTACGGCAACAGCAAATTCTCAGCGGGTATTTACCGATGGAATCCGAAGATTTTACTCAAGAAAGTATAAAGGTATTAGATAATTCACGACAACAAGCTTTTATAGAAATTCTTGAAGAAATTAACAAGAATGAACCTATTGTCGTATTTACAAAATTCAGATATGATTTTGAAAAGATAAAAGAAGCCTGTGAGAAAAATGGACGGAGATATGCAGAGCTGTCTGGAATTGTTGACGAAGAAGCAAAATGGAAGAACGGAGACGCAGATGTTTTAGCAGTACAATACAAAACAGGGTCAGAATCCATAGACTTAACCCGTGCGCGGTATTGCATATATTATTCCCTCAGTCACTCATACGGTCTATACAAACAATCCATCAAGCGGGTGCATCGTCCGAATCAAACCAGACCTGTCACATACATTAGTCTGGTTGCGAAGATTCCAAAGATTAGAACAGTTGATGAAGATATCATTACAGCTTTGGAAAATAAACAAGATGTAGCTGAATATTTACTAAAAAAGATTTAGCTTACTTGTTGTACAAATATATTTGTAAATTCTTGCGTTAGTTGCGTGTGTTCTTCGCCGTGTTCCCAAATAAATAGATGAGCAAGCTCATGACAAATAGTTTCTACAAGGCTGTATATGTTGTACGGAGAATATCGCAGGAATCCGCGCTGAAGACACCTGTGAATATAATCATCGTCAATAGTTATTAAGTATTTTACGGGATTTCCTTTACCATCTTTAAACTTATGACAGCAGCCTAAAATATCACTATCACCTATTATGAAAGAATGGCTACAAGGTAGGATTTTAACACCTATACCAAGAGTTTTCTTTATATAATTTTGAAGATTATCAAAATATTCAAGTTCTGGTTTTGTTAACATAGTTAAAAAGTCCCCGTTGCAGGGGGCAAAATCTTTAACCGCGAATGTATCTACCTGTACGTGCTGAACGCCTTTGATATTGCTCTTCCATTGAATACTTAGTTTTGTGTTTGCGTTTGATTTTATCTTCTTCAAGTTTTTCAACAAAAAGCTGCTCAATTTTTTCATTGTATTCATCGCAAAGCTGCTCTTGCATATCCATTACATATTCAATATTGTAGTCAACAGATTTTAATTTTAACATGAGTTTTTCAAGATGTTCAAGTTCTTTATCGACATCTTCTATCATCTCCATTACTTCGTTAAAATCTGCCATTTTACCCATATACATCAACTCATTTGCACAATATGAGAGCAGTTCTTTTGTCTCTTCTTCCCACTGTTTATAACCTTGAAAAGACGGTTCAATATACTGCTGGCGTGATTCAGGCGGAATGTCCTGTCTGGAATAATTGTGCAAGACAAATACAGAATTTTTCATGATTTCTAACAGTTTCAGATGGAATTGTTATAACTACCTGACCGTCTGTTACTGCAATTGTTGTGCTACGGGTAAAATGTTTACACCCGCCGCAAAAGTAACCGTTGTTACAATAATCTTTACAAGGCATTTTATTCTCCTTTCTTATAAAAAAGGCGGACAATTTGTCCGCCTTTTGTGAATTTCACGCTTGAAGCGGAATTATTCAATTAGCAACCGCAGCCACATCCGCAACCACTTCTACCAAATCCATTGTAGCCATTATAACCAAATGGATCATAGCTCGTATAAGGCGAGCACGAAAGATATGCCGGAATCGGGCAAGGTCTAAGCTGGTTAATAAGGTTTGCGCTCTGAGCCTGCTGCGAAAGCTGGAGATTTGCTGTGTTAAGCTGGTCTCTGAGGTTCTGCATTTCATTTGCAGTCATCTGAGCTCTTGTAAGTGCTCCATCTTCTCTTATAGCGTTTACGATGTCGCAAGTATTTCTTGCATTTTCGTATCTAACCGCATCAATATTGCGATTAGTTTCGCAACAACACTGCTGAGAGTCAAAGCGTGCTTGTGTAATGTTGTTATTAACATTGTTGAAGCCATTGCAAAGTGCACTATCTACACCAGCAAATCCCTGAAGCATCGTTGTGTTCTGTGCATAGAAACCGTCGCAAAGTCCCTGCTGAATTCCTCTTACACCGTTTTCTACTGACTGGAAGTTCATATCCTGACAAAGGTCAGCTCTTGTGAGTGCGCCATTGGCACCACCATTTCCAAAGCCTCCCCATCCATTACCTCCCCAAGCCATAAGGAAGAATAAGAAGATTATCCACACCCCGCCGCCATCAGCCCAGCCATAATTGTTATTTTTGTTGCCATCGTTAATGTCATAAACTGGTGTGATTCCGCAATTTTCCATCATCATATTATTTACCACCTTTCTTAAATTTATTGTAGCCTATTGGCGTGCTACCGTTTTTCAATTTCGGGTACTTGTATACCCATTTGACGAGCCTGTTGTATAGCTTGATTTATATCTATTCCGCGTTGTTGGCATAGATTTAACGCAACCTGTTGCACTTCTTGCGGGCTTTTGCCTTGTACCATTGCTATAGCTCGCTGCATTTTTGGGTCATTACCAAACATCTGTTGAATTAGCTGCATCGGATTGCCACTTTTTTGAAGTTGAGCCATAATTGAAATTGGATTCATTCCATTTTGTGTTCCTAAGAACTGACTAAGCATCCCGAGCGGATTATTCATCACTTTTTACCCCCTTTTTCGGCCGTCTGAGCTGTTTTTTCTTTTGCTACGGATAAATTATTGATGTTTTCCTTTACGGCTTTTAAATCGGCAAATATCCTGTCTATATCGTCATACAACTCATTGTATTTGTCTATAAATTCTTGCTGCTCAACAAATTTTGTTGTGTTTTCTGTTTTTACTGTTGGTGAAACGGGTGAAGAAACCGGGGTTTCTTCAAGAGTATAAGTGTTAAGTGTGGCTGTACCGTCAAGATTTATCTGTTTTGTGTAGATGTGTTTGTTTCCAAAGTCTGTAAATACAAATATCGAACCGTCTAAATCAATCATTGCAGCTTTTGCCTCATCTATAGAAGTTACTGCACGGCACTTTAAAAAATTCTGTGGTTGCTGTGTCATTTGTACTTGCGATTGCGGATTTTGTGTAAAAACTGGGTTGTTTATAGGGTTATTCATCGGGTTATTCATTGGTTGATTCCCTCCATACTGCGCATATTGAGCTTCCAGTTCTGCAAGTCGCTGTTGGGCTGCTATCATTGGGTTATACGGTGAAAATCCTCCGCCATATATAGGATTCATATTACTCCTCCTTTATTCCGTAAACTGCGGGAGTTGTCTCTTGCTCATTACAATTTCACAAAGTTTATCATATTTGTTTTTCTTTTTATAAATGTCTATCGTTTTTTGTGCTTTAGATTTCGGACAGTTATATTCCCACATTAGCTCTTTTAGCAAAATTGTTTCAGGCATCTTAACACCTCCTTTTCTTACCTTAATTCTAAAATAAAAAGACCTATCGAAAGTAGCTTCGATAGGTCTTAAAAATATCTAAAAGTATCTAAAAAGTTTAAAACATCTTATTCAATTTTTGTAAAATTTTCTTATGTCTGCGTTTAATTGTAGATTCTGAAAATCCAAGCGAATCACCAATAAAACGAAAGTCTTTGCCATTTAAATAGTGCAATCGCATTAACATTTTATCTTCATCTGTTAGGATACAATTTTCAAGCGACTCTTCAAAAGTTTTAACAGAGCTTATGTCCTGAATTTTTCTTCGTGTATCTATATGTTCGCTCATAAGTTACATAAATTTTCCACAAGTTGGGCAACGCTTTGAACCGTTGCTTGATTTCGTTCGTTTTACAGTCGTTTTTCTCTTTGTCGTTGTTTTGGTCGTAGTAGTCCGGTTGATAGTTTGTTTAGCTGCCATAACTTATATCTCCTTACTCATTATGTGTTGAATTATCGCGATACATACCGCCTTCAACATTGTTTACTTCTGAATTCTCCCCATTTACTTCCTGCGTTATCACACTATTATCTGTAGTTTCAGTTGTAATAACTTCTTCGGTAGTAGCTTCATATTCAAATTGAGATTCATACAATAAAAATGAGCCAACTGTTAAAAAATTTACCATTAAACTTATTCCTAATAATAAATATACACGGTTTAGGTGCTTTTTAGTAGTGTCTAACAAGTCTTTAACTATCTCAACTAATGCTAAACTTTGCTCAATAGCATCATTGTCTTTAAGCTCTTTGATGCCCTTTTCAAAATCGTCTATCATTGTATCGTTTATCATTGTTTTATTTTACCTTTCAGATACTTATGAGGTGTGAAATTTAACATCATGCTCTTTCAACACTGCTATCTCTTGTTCCAAAACCTGTACGCGTTGAAAAAGTGTTTTAATTTTTTGGTCGTGAGATTCCATCTCAATAATTATAGACTCCCGCCAAGAGCGTTGTTCATTTAGCGTTCTTTTAATTTCTTCAATTCCTTGTAAAGCGGTATCTACTTTATGGGACAGAACACCGGATTCTTTAGCACGCGATATCATACCAACAGCAAAAGTAGCCACTCCGATAAGACATGCAATAATGCCCGTAACAAAAGTTATTGTTGCTGTTGGTGTCATCATTTTTTGTCTCCTGCCTCGCTTATAGCTTTTACAACTTTTTCAACCATTTCTATATCTACATCGTGAGTATTTTTGTCAACATGAGCTGCATCAGCTTTGGCCTCTGCGAATAAATATCCAAGTGCCCCGCCAATTGTTACAATTGAACCCGCTATTGTTTCCGCTGACGTTTCCGAATACCCAAACATCATCAGTACCCCCGCAACAATTACGGCAATAGCAACCCAAAATTTACGGCTTTGCAATTTCTTCTTCATGTTGCCTCACCTACTTTTCAATAAAAGCTTTTACAGCTCGAATTACCATAGCAATAACTTGTTCTCGCGTTGCATATCCTTGTGGCCTACTGCCATCTGTTATACCTTTTGTTTTTGCCTCATCCCAAGTTGATTTTAAGACTTTTGAAGGTTCTGTGACAGATGCATTTTGTAGCTCTTCTTTGATAATTTGTCTTACTCTGTTTTCATCCACGGGCTTTACCTCCTTCAAATATTTCTCTGGGTCTATAGGTATTCCTTTTTCTCGCAGTTCAAAATGTAAGTGTGTTGCAACCTTTAAAACAGCCTTATTTGAAGAATTGCCCATAATACCAATTGCTTCCCCTGCTACAACCTTACTACCTACTGGAAAAGAGGACTTTTCCGCTAAATGTTGATAAAGAGTAGTGTATGTACTATCGTGTTTTATCGTAATAACCCAGCCACGGTAATCATTCCAGTAATTACTTGTAATAATGCCGCCTTTTACAGAAGTTATTTCAGTTTTTGATTTCGTAAAATCCCTGCCAAGGTCTATACCTTGATGATACGTAGATGCGCCAGCGATTCCTGTATTACGTTTACCAAATTTTGAGGTAATTCTAAGCGGTGCACAGGGTAAACTATCAAATTTAAAAGTCATTTAAATCCTCCACTGAGCAGGTAATCCTATGAATGTCCCACATGTAGGGTAAATAAGTTGCTGACTTTAAAACTTGAGGGGTAGTTTCACTTGGTTCTGTAATTTCTGTTACAGTTTCCTCAACCAGTTTTCCTTCAGCGTCGTACTTTTTAATTGTTGTTACCGTCTTTTTCATTTTTACCCCAGTGTTTCATAGTCTTCTGCAAATTCTTCCCAGTTAAAGTCTTCCGGTATTCCTGCATAAACATCTGCGCCCTCTGCTGGAATCATTCCAGTTTTTACTTTATAAGTATATATGAGCTTATCAAAAAGTACACCCATATCACCCATTTCGCCTGCTGCTTCCATTGACGCAAAAGTACCATTTTCCTTGTACTTTTCAATTAAATTTTTTCTTACATCATTTGCCATAATATGTCTCCCTTCAATTTTAATATTTATACAAATTATTTATTTGTATCTAATCCAAAATACACACCAAGGTTTCTTAATACTCTAAGCGGAAATTTTGCTTGCTGGTCAATTTCTTTAACCGTTATAGGTTCTCATTTATATTAGCCGGATTTTTAGGAAATTCAGCTTTAGTTATTTTAATCATTGCATATACCTTATACACAAAATCCAAAACAAACGCCCCAAACTTTATTAGCTTCGCCCAAGTTACTAAGATAACCATAGGGGTCTATAAGGCAGAAGCTGGTGCTGTTCCCCGAACGCGGGGAACGTAACCACCAGTACCGAGCCGTATCTGCGCCATTGGCTAAACGCTTGATTCTGTTCTCTTGCGTCGTAGACCAGTTGTACTGTGAACCTTCACCAGAAACTGAGTGACCAGCTTCACCGAAAATCTCAATCTTAGAGAAGAGGAAGAGCTTCATTGCGTTCGTGTTAATAGTTGTACTTTGATTCCCAGCTGAAGTTTTCTTTAAAACTGGCTTAATTACAGACTGTAAGTCAGTAGCAAATTGAGAAAAAAGAGTATTTTGTAAATATGTATACATAGCCGAGCCGGTAAAGCCGCCTGCATTTGTAGCTGTACTATTCATAGCACGCGTATAACCCATAAGGTTCTTTGTTCCAAAAGTGATACCAGCTTTACCAGTTCCATCTGCCTTATCGTCGTGATTGAATCCATAAATAACAAGCGTTAAAGTATTGTAGTCATCTGGTAATTCTGGAATTCCGCCACCTTCTGGTGCTAAATAGATTGTTTTTTCATCCCCTACGTTCCAAAGTGATGAAGCGATACCTAACTCAGAAGCTCGCGCTATTTGTGCCCACGAAGCTTGATTTAAAACATCTGGAAACTCTGTTACACCAACTTTTGCGCTAACTGCGCTGTTAATATTTGCTGGATTAGGTGTTAAACTACAATCATCAATTATAATCATTATTTCACCACCTCAATCATTACCGGAGTTTTAAACTCTTCGTGTCCAATTGTATAACAAATCAGGAGTTTATAAGAAGTAAATATTGATTTCGGTTCAATTACCGCCTCTATAATTTTAGCATTATTTTCGTCAGACTCAATAATGTTCGCATTACCAGTGTCTTCCAAGGTTTTCCCGTGCCAAAGCTCATATGAAGGTTTCTGAATAAGAAAAGACTTATTGTTTATACTCCAAACCCTTATTCGCACCGCTTTTCTCTCTCTCCAAGTTGAAATTTTACAAGTTTCATAGCTAACCTCCAAAACTACACATATACTGGTAACAACTCCACAACAAACTCAGTAGGTAAAATTCTAATACGAATTCCACTGGTATCAGGTTCAATAACAACTAAAATGCTCGCAGCATAAGCTAAATTTCCAGTCATATCCTCAGCTGTAATCGAAACAATATACTGCCCAGTTTCAGCGAAGGGAACAGTAGTTTCCCACTGTTCCTCGCTTACTTTCTGAAATATTATGTCTATATTACCACACGTTCCATAAACCTTACTTACCATTTTACTTAGTCTGTTACTGTTACAGAGATTACAAAGGTCTGCCCAACGTCTACTGGATTTGGCTCAATTGTAACTGCTGTTATATTTGGCGCTACGCTATCAAGTGTAACAGTTCTTGTTACTGTAGACTGTTTACCAGCCTTATCTGTTGCAATAACGGTTATAGTATTAGTTCCTTCGGTCAATGTAACTGTAGTACTGAATGTACCATCCGGATTTACTGCTACAGTACTTCCATTTACTGCTACAGTTACCGGAGATGATGTTACATCATTTGTTGTACCTGCTACAATTAAGGACGCATTCTTTGTTACCAGATTTTGTGTAGGCTGAGTGATATTAAGTGTAGGCGGTACTGTATCAACTGTGAACGATGCTGTTGCCGTTTCTGCTGCATTGCCGTCGTTATCTTTTGCTGTAATTTCAATAGTATGACTTCCATCTGCAAGAGCTGTAGACGGTGTATAAGTGAAAGTAAATACATTCTCTTTTGATGTGTGAGTAACGCCTGAAGCAACCTGCCCATCTACTTTCAGTACTGTTTCCTCAACATTTACTCCGGCATCTGTTCCTGTTACCTTAAATACAATATTAGGAACGTTATTGCTAAGTATAGCTCCCGCAGTAGGAGAAACAATTTCAATAACTGGTTTATTTGTTGACCGTACGTAAAGAGCAGGTACAACACCATCGCCATCTGCTGACGATTTAGTAGTACTATTGCCTGCTGTATCCTCCGCTGTTACTGATACAGGATAACTCCCGTTCGGTTCAGCATATGATGATTTCGCTGGGGCAGTAATAGTACCCTCGTATTTACCCGAAACCTCACTATATGTTAGTGTTGTAGGTACATTGTTAATAACTACAATTACGGTTTTAATAGCCATTAAAACACCTCCTTAAAGTTAATTATAAGTTATTTTAGTGAAAAAGTAAATTTATTCTATTTCTTCCCATCCGTATACTTCAGGCTCCCATACATTGTTATCTAAAAGACTTATATAATGTTTTTCATTATGTGTTACTTTATCGTCCGCCATATAAGCATCATGAGCTCCTATTGGTTGTGACCATTGCGGGTATTCTTCATTAGGATTAGCACAAGGTCTCCAAAGCGATGAAGCTGTATCAGGTGTCCAGTCTTCCTGTGAGGTATGAACTTGTATACACGTGTACAACATATCATTATATGTACGCATATCCCCTACTTTGTAGTTTATAGGATATCCCCATTTTGCAAAAAAGCTCATATTTTCAACAGAAGTAGTTTCATCAATAAGTCCTTCCTCTGCCAAAGCAACAAAAGCAATGCTTGAAAGTCTTAAAGCAGTTTTTTCTATTGGTTCAACTTCTTCTCTGTTTTTCCATACACCGTTTTCATATGTGTCACCTATTTTGATTCCAGTTTCAAGCTCTACAATTGTTGCATGGGGAAGAAGTGATTGAAGAGATGCTATTGAATCTCCGACAACAATATTTGTACAAATATTATGCTCTATTACAGCAAATTGTAAGCCTTCGTCCATATATAAAATCCTCCTTAATCTGATAAATAATAATAGATGTATACTGCACCAGCACTCCCAGCAGCACCCGTAGGAGCTGGGGAGACACCAGCTGCGCCGCCTCCTCCTCCTCCACCTGGTACATTAGCTGTTTTTCCGTTTGTACTGTTTTGTGCCCCTCCATTACCCCCGTGGTAGGACGAAAAAGTGTTACCATAGAGGTCGCTGGCGTATCCTCCATAACTTGTAGTAGAAGCTGTACCTGAGTTTAATATTGTTCCTGAGCCACCTCCGCCCGGTAGTATATATCTATACATTCCGGCAAAATTTTTAAGCATTCGACCTATTATTAAACTATTGTATGTAGGGTTTGTTGCTTTGTTATTGGATAAAATAGTTTGTAGACCATACCCTCCACCCGTATAACCTGAATCGCTTGTACACCGCTCCCCATCGTTTCCATAAGTTCCACCATTGCCAATAGAGGTTGAGTTATAATGCCGCCTCGCGGCCCCGCCAGCGCCGCCTGAATTACTGCCGTTGCTTGAACTCGAAGAAGCATTAGACGCTAGGGCTCCGGGGTTTCCGCCTGCTGCAAAAAGAACATTACCAAAAGAAGTAGTACCGCCGGCAGTTGCTCCTGCATCACTGAGACTTCCTTTACCTCCTTGACCACCTGCACCGACAACACATGGATATTTATCACCCGGATGTACTCTTAAAATTGCACTTGCAACAAAGCCGCTACCGCCTCCAGAGGATGAATAGTTTGTAGCGTCTGTGTTTCCATATCCACCTCCGCCTCCTCCGCCAACAGCAACAACAAAAATTTCATTTACATTATCGGGCACAGACCAAGTTTGAGAAGAGATTATGCGTACAACTTTGTTGTACGCAGCCTGATTTTTATAAAGCGCCTTATCATAAGTAGCATTAGCACCAGATAAATGGTACACCTGAGCGGTTTCTGCAGTTAAAGGTAAATCTGAAATATCATTAGGTACATTTACACCGATATTTACATTACTTATCCAATTTTTGTGACGAGTACGCATATCATATATAGTTAGAGCATTTGCTGTAGTAACACGAATTACAGAAAGAGGTATTTGAAATACATCGTCTGTCTGTGTTAAGCCTGTGCCATTTGTTACGAGAGCAGTATAATCAACCCCCTCATAAACTTTTAGAGCAATTTGCCTGTCATTTGGTATATTTAACTCTAAGCAAATCAAATCATAACGAACACTTGATGTGGTATTAGCAGTAAGAGTTATATCTGTGTCTTCTTCCATCCACGCCGTCCTACCATTTATAACAGCATTTCCAGCTCCTACAGTAATTGTAGTACCAGATTTTACTGTTGTCTGAAATTCTGTAGTCAGATTCCCCCCACCATCTACAAGTATTCCATTACTAAAATAAGTTTTCCACCATTTAGCGTAATCCGCTGAATATGCCACACGATCATAAGTTATGGTACCTTGATCGTCGACAAATTCATTGCTATCAAATGGCACTGCTGGCAATATAATTTCTGCTGCCATATCATCTTACTCCTTTCGCCAAAAATTTAACTCTATCGAATATTTGTGGGACAGGTTCACCCAGCGTTAAACCTATGGTATAACCGTTAATGTCCCAAACCTCATTGACTTGAGTAATTCGCAAGTTTATACTTATGCCTGTACGTTTATCTGTACAACTGACAATATCGCCCAAGAAAAAGTCTTTTTTATACTGAAAATTACTTAATAGGTATAATGAAATGTTGATACATTCATTAACAGTTGACTCTGATAATAGAGCTTGTGCGCGAATATTAAGCATATTCACATAGCTTTGATATGGCAATTCAACGTCATTTACTGTTCTTGGAATATCACTTGAAACGTCCACATAACCCTCTTTTAGTTTAAGCCCGCTTACACTCTCATCACTTTGTACTTTAACAACAATATCTCCTTCACCTTTTACAGTTATTTCTGTTAATTCAGTAACTGTATTCTTTTGGTATTCTAATTGCAATACATTGTCTCTGTCACGGCTAAAAACAAGCGGGTCAACTGTATTTGGTATCTTTTCTATCGTTTCCCAGTGATATTGCAAATTGCTGCCATTCCATACAATAAAACGGTCACACCAATCAAGTGTCGGTTCATATCCTGCGCCAAATTCTTCTGTTAAGTCTACCATTAAACCCTCATAAACGTATGCCGTCATACCTTCCGACGCTTCATTATCAGGAAAATCGCCTATACCCAAGACAAAATTTTGTTGTCCATTTGCTTTTGGCACGAAAAGTGTAGACATTCTTACAGTTGTATTTTTTGTATTAGAAAAATTCATCTGATACCTGCCATCAAGCTCTATTCCACAACTTAAAACTGTATTTGTCGGATTTTGAACACTTGCAGCCATATAGTACAAATGATTTTTATTTAAATTTACGGCTTGATACACATATCCAGCATACAAAGGTTCTTCAATGTATTCTCTCTCTTCTCCTTCTTCCGGCCACCAGTATCTATCCCAGAGCTTTGTCTTTTTTACCCTGTATTGAGCTTCTCCTGTCAGTGTGTATCGTTCAGCCGTTATTCCATAATTTCGTGCTCGCCAACCGGAAAGTTGATTTATAAATCTTCCATTTGAAATTAAATTAGGGATAGAATTTGTGGTTATAATGACTTGTGTATTATCTTCTTCTGTACGATTTACACCCTTATACACACTAAATACTGCATGTGTATCTGCATTTTCATCATCTTCCAAGTAGACTTTAAATCCAAGTTGGGAAGATTTTGCAATTCCGGTAACTTCATCCAATAAGTTTTGACCAATTGAAGCATAATCGATATTTCCAACGTTCGATTCAGCAATTGTACCAAGTTGAAATTCAGGCACAATTCGATTCTGCGTAGTAGTAATCATATTTTTGTCGACAAGGTCTGCAATAACATTTTCTGGAAAAGTTTGTTGTATTGCAATGTTTCCAAGAATCCTTCTGCCCAGTATAGATTCCGCCATACGCCCGCGCACTGTTAAATCTTCGCTTCCATCATCGTTAGTTATTTTTTCGATGTATTCAATAACGCCAAAATGGTCTTTATCAGCGGTATTTTCAATGAAAGTACCTGTTGTTACAAGATTAAAGAAGCGTATAGGTATTTGTATCTCCCAACTTCCGACATCATTATATGCTGGCATCCACTGTAGACTACTAAAAATATCTATTGGCTTGTCGAATCTTTCAAAAGTTTCGTTGAGTATGTATATTTCAGGGTATACAACCATTTTAATACACCTCCGCTTCTTGAATCTCCACCCATAACGGACTAAACGTTAAAACTGGTTCAAGATTTGTTGGGTTAGAAGCGGCTGTGACTGTAAAATCATTGCTCCCTACATGTAGCATAAGGCTCATTGTACTTTGTTTTGTAACCGCTTTTAACATATCTATTTCAGAACCATCTCTGATTAGCTTCACATATTTATTGCCGCTAACAGTAGATACAATTAAACTGTCCCCCACATCAAGGTCAACAACTACTTCAATAAATTCACCTGTTTTGCTATCAATAATTTTAGGATTTGACACCTTGCCAAGTGATGCTTGCATTTCCATTATAAAACCAACATCCACATCACCTATATTCGTTGCTTTAGCAAAATTTTCTTCTGGAATTATCCCAAATGGTCTGCCTTTTGTTTTTGGTATAATTAGCGGAAACATAGGCAATGAATTTGTGCCTTTCCGTTTTTCCTCCTTTTGTATTAAACCAAATAACGGCATATATGCTGTGCCTTGGATAAGAAAACGGCATAACACCTGATTATTATATCTAATTTCTGTATTATTATATTGTACTGATGTATCCGGTCTGAATACAATACTGTATTTTTTATACTGACATTCAATATCTTGTAGAGGGTTGATAAAGCTATTTACAACCTGTTTTTTAGAGGTCATATCTGTTTCGTTATCTGAAACAAGCCAAGCAACAATTGCGATACTTCTGGGCTGTAAAAGTGTGCTTTGTATTTCTGAACCGATAAGATTGATATATTGGATTGAATTAGTTAAAGATTGAACACTCCCCCAGTCTATTGTTTCAAGGACAAAGTCAGTATTTTCTTGAGATAAGAATAATTCAGTATTTTGTACTAAGTTTTTCAATAATACTTCCATACTCTCACCTCCTTAAAAGCCAAGCGCGGAACGCTGTGCAAGTTTTTCATAACTTTGTTTTTGTTCTGCCGGCGTTTGTGCTTTAGGTGAATTAAATATATAAGTATTCCCTGCTCGGCTTGTTGCAGCTTGTTGCGCGCTATTACTATTGCTTGTAGATATAGCTCTTTGAGCCCCGCTCAAGCCTGTTGACAATGTGTTTCGTGCATTATCCTGTGTACTACTGCTAACATAGTCATTTTCAAAACCAAAAAATTCTTTTATTGCTCCGATTTTTTCACGTACCCAGTCACTTACTTTGTCAATATCTTCTTTCATACCGTCCCATAAACTTTGTACAAGTATTTTACCGATGTTAAAGAGCGTTTCTGCGAAGTTTTCAAACAATTTCACACTATCTTTAACCCAGTTATCAATAGCATCTTTCAAACTGTCCAAATCACCAGAAAACAATGTGATCAAAATATCAAGTGCATCAAGTATTAAGTCAAAAATTGTACTTATAACAGGTTCAAGAGCTTTAAATACTTCTTTTACTGTTTCTATTATTTGTGAAATTCTATCGCCAAAAGTTCCTTGAAAGTGCTCTACAAAGATATTAAATATTGTCATTAACCTGTCTATAACTTCACTTGTAAACTCACGAATACCAGCAAAATCGGTCTTCCATGCAACAGCGAGAGCCGCTATAGCAGCAACTAAAATTCCAATTGGACCAGTTAATGCACTTATGACAGCCCCTAATCCGCTTGTACCAGTAAATAAACCGATTACAAACTGTATAACAGGACTTAGAACACTTAACACTGATTTAATCTGTAGAAAAGCTTGTATCAATTTGCCAAAAATTAAAAGTATTGGCCCAAGAGAAGCAGCTAACAGACCTAATTTTACCACGAATTCTTTTGTTTGCGGGTCTAAAGTATCAAGCCAACTAAACAAGTTCTCTAAAACACCAACAAAATTTTCAAAATATGGCATAAGTATTTCACCAACTTGCACCGCAACATCATTTAAGCGATTTTTTAGCATTGCAAGTCTACTCGCCATTGTTGCGTACCTTTGTTCAGCTTCATTTGCAAGAGCAGTGTTTTCTTCCCACGCGGTTGTACCAATTTCCAAAGATTGACTAAGTAAATCACCCGCGCCAGCAGCTCTGAGCAATGTATCTCTAAGCCTTATCTCGGTCATTCCTAAGCTTTCGACAACTCCAAGGGTAGACTTACCAAGTCTTTCAGTGTCATTTAAACCTGAAATAAATGCAACAATTGCACCAGCAGCATCCTCTTTAAACGCTTTGGCAAATTGTTCAGAAGTCATATTCGCAACATTAGCAAAATCCTCAAGAGTTTTTCCGCCGTTTTCTACTGCTGATTGAAGCTCTATCATTACTTTAGAAAACGCTGTACCGCCTGCTTCAGCTTCTATACCAACAGAAGATAAAGCACCGGCAAAAGACATAATTTGAGCTTCAGTAAGACCGATTTGATTGCCTGCACCCGCAAGCCTCATACCCATCGCCACAATCTCTGCTTCGGTAGTAGCTAAGTTATTACCCAAAGCAACAACAGATGAGCCAAGCCTATCAAAATTATCTTGTGACATCTGCAAAATGTTTGCAAATCGCGCTAACTGTGTCGCCGCTTCTTCCGATGACAAATTTGTTGCGTCACCCAGCATTATCATTGTTTTAGTGAAATCAAGTATGCTATCAGTTTGAATACCTAATTGTCCCGCAGCTTCGGCAACACCTGCTATGTCGCTTGCTGACTGCGGCATAGTTTTTGCCATATCTTTAATGCCTTGCTCTAATTTTGCAAACTCTTCTTCAGTTGCATCTACAGTTTTACGCACGCCAGCAAAAGCTGATTCAAACTGTATCGCAGAATTTACAGCCGCGCCACCAATCGCAGTTAAAGGGAGTGTAAGTCCGGTTGTTAAAGTTTTTCCAGTAGTTGTTGCAGTTTGCCCTAAAGCTGTGAGTCTTTTAGATGCATCGTTTGCTCTATTATTGAATACCTGAAACTCTTTTAAGGCAGAAGAAAGGCCACGTCTAAATCCAGATGTATCAAGGTCTAAATACGCCATTGCTGTTCCTGCATTTATCGCCATTACATCCCCTCCTGTCTTTCAATATTTTGATACATTTCAGCAAATGAATTGTATTTTGTTCTAAACTTTAGTTTATCCTCATCTTCAGGGTTCTCAAGTTTCATCCGTATATAACCGCAAGCCTCATCAAAACAGAACGCTTCATACTCATCATGAATGCCCATTAACTCTGATGGTCTACAATTATACATTTTTGATAAATTTATTACCCCTAAAATTTGTTTACTACTTACGAAAGGACTCTAAAGCTTTGATACCCTCTTGGCTATAATTAAAAATGAACATATACTGCTCATCTGTTAGTTCAAGTCCTGCTTCATTGATTTCTTTTAGCGTAGGTGCTATGAGAGAAGCTTCTGCAACTGCTGTTAATACATCTAATAAGTCTGTCATAAAATGGTCGTTCTCTTCAAATGCTTTATTCGTTGTACCGTTAAACAGTGCACTCGCTGTTGATAACAATGAATTCGGAATTTTACCTGATTTCATTAGTATCATTAAAGAGGGTCTTTTAATTCGTGCAATAAAAGGTTGACCTTCTGCAAATGGTGGAAGTTCTATGATTTCACCTTCTGCATATGTTTTTAAAGTTTCTATTGGAGTAATTTTTAATCCTGCCATCAAGGTACCCTCCTATAAAGGTAATTCATCAACATAAGTTATTGCATATGGTGCTTCACTTGTTTTTGGCGCACTGTTAATTGTATATGTAGACACTCTGAAAACTCCATCTTCTGAACTAAAAGCAACTGGCACACCTTTGCAATTTGGGTATGTAATTTTTTCATATCTTACAATTTCACCAGCCGTATCATATTGAGCAGAATATGCAGAAAGTGTGAATGTTTCGCCACGCTCCTTACTTCCTACGGCTGGCGGGGTATAACTTATCACAGTACTTCCATCCGTGTCCATTGTTATAGTTCCACCCTGTAAAATTTTAACAAGTTCTGGTGTAAAAACATTATCGGTTAATGTTATCTGTGTACCGGTTATTGTAGAAGTTTCAGGTTTTTGTGCTTTTAATATGCCTTTTACAATAAGTTTAACAGAATCTATAGTTTCAATTTGAGATTCAACCGCGATTTGTGATGCTGTATCAAGCGCAATTTCTGTTGTAGGGTCACTGTTCGACGTTACAGTTATCAAATTAACATCAATAGTTGGAATTTCTGTCGCTTTTTTCATTTTATCTCCTCCTTTGCTTTTGATAATTTTCATATTGTATAGATACCATCCAGCCTTTAACATCATCGTCAAAAAATGGAGTATCTATTGTGTGTACAGGTCTAAAAAGTGGAAAAAGTTCATCCATAGCATTTTTAACTTCGTTTAAGTAGCTCTCGATTTTGCTATATTCGTGTTTTGGGGCATATACTAACAAATCAAATAAAGCGCGATTTGAAGATACCGTCAGAACACTCGAAGTTCCAGCGTGTCTTACAACAATATACATTTTTGTACATTCGCTTTTCTTCGTTGCTGGCGGATACACATCAAATCCCGCTTTTTCTAAATGCTTGAATATATCTTCCCATCTTGTTTCCATTTTATGCCCTCTCTATCAGCTTAGTAAAACCTTTCATGATATCATTAGTGTTTTGCTGTATAGTTTCGTTTAAAATAGCATACTTTTTTTCATGCGCAAGTTCAAGCCAAATGCCATAGTCAACACCGTGAGCAATAATAAGTCGATATCCAAAAGGCGTTTTTTCTGTGTAAGAGTGTAACCCTAATCTTGCCCGTCCTGAATGGTTTTTCCAAGGAGCATTCTTCTTAGCATAGTTGTCTAATTTACGTTCAGTTGTACTAAGATAGTTTTTTATCTTAATATCACTTTTATTGGAAAGACTTTCTAAGCCTTTTTCAAGACCTTTTGAATCTATTCTCATATAATTCCTCCAACGATATTAAACCAATTAAATTTTGTTCCTGCACGTTTTCAATACCTGTAACAGCGTATCTTTTATCATTTATCAGAATTAAATTTTCAGGCTCAATATGACTACAATCTTCAAATAGGGCTAACACATAAGGAACATTTTTAGATGGAAGAGTTGAACCATCAGCATTTATCAAGCTTTTGTGCTCACTTGAACTAACAAAGAAAAAACCTTTAAATTGAAAATCTTCAAATTCTTTTGTTGTCTCTTTGTACTCATTAAGTTTTTGCCGACAAATAATTATAGTTCTACCCCTCCACATTATTTGTCTTCTAACTATATTTAAAGATGTTGCTAATTCAAACATTTTACACACCTTTTAAAATTCCTGTGTTATTAGGTTTATGCATCTGTGCTATACGTAAAAAATATGCTGAACTATCTGCTGTACTTACGCCGCTAACTTGAAGCGTGGTATTTTCAGATTTTAATAACGCTGCTGTATATACAGCTTCATTGTATGAACTACTGCTTTCTAAAAAATATTCCAGCTCTTCATCTGAAAACATCGGCATAGCATATTCACGCAAGACAATTTTCATTTTTTCCAAATCAGCGGCGATAGTATCTTTCATTGTTCTACCTCTCTAAACTATTGAGAATAATCTGTCTAATATTAGCTTTACCCTTAGCATTAGAAATATCGATATTATGTTCCTCTGCGAATTCAATTAGTTCATTAACTGTCATCTCTGATATAGGTATTTCTTCTTCAATTTCCTCGTCCTCAATTTCTAAATCTTCTGTCTCTTTTTTAAATGAATTTGACAACTGCGAAAATGGAACATCCTTTATACTTGAAGACTGTCTATATTTTCTCTTAGAAGGGGTATCAACTTCTGTACCTAAAACACTCCATCCATCCTTTTCAAATGTAGCTCGAAATGCCCCCTTAGGCACATCAAGAATTTCCCCCATCTTGGTAATTTTCACAGCTTATACCCCCTTTATACCCTAATCAGCTATTACATCAGCAATTACAATCTGGTCAGCTCTTTCAAATGATGGCAAGCAAATCTGTGTAACTTTCGTTTCTACTGTAACAGGGTCAGCAATTTTCATTGTAGTAACAGCAACACCTGTGTCTACAATTCTTACGTTTGCTACTGAACCACTAAGCAAATCAGATTGTTCAGGCGTTGTACCAAACCAAGTATTTCCAAGTTCGCCAATAGGGAATAAAACAAATACATCATCCGGTACATACGCTCTTGAAGTACCGTCGACGCTTCTGTATCTCTTGCTGTTTCTAACAACATCAAGGTCAAGCTCATCTAAAAGATACTGCTTTAATCTTGTGTCATTAACTGGAGCCACTGAATTGTTGCCCCAAATAGCGCTACGAATTTCTGTATTTTTAAGGAGATACCCCCAAGTTTTTCTTGATACTATAGCGCGTGTTGGCCTTTCACCAGTTTCATCTTCTCTCCCATCCTGCCAAGTTCTAATATCGTCTATAATCGGTGCAGTCGGGTCACTCCAAGATTTTGTAACGGTTGGTTTCTGGTCTGTGCTTAAACCGTAATCATATGTATATGCCTGACCGTTTGATTCCAGAGAAATTACGCCTGTTGTAAGTAACATCATACGCATTCTTTCTCTTGAGACTGCGGCGGATTCAATAAGTGTCATTTCATCGTCGAAAATTCTATTAGTAATCGCATCGATATATGCCTGATTAGTAGATTCAAGTACCTTGTTAAGTTCCTGTCTAAGTTCTTCATCTACATACATAGATTCTTTGAAGAACGGCATACTTGTTGATATTCTGTCAAAACCTATTCTTGCTCTTGGTACAGCCTGCACATCAAGTGCCGAGAGTTTCAGTTCAACAGGCAGACCTTTCGAGCCCTTTATCCAGCTTAAATCAAGTCCAAGCTTCTGTCTGTTCGGAAAAAGCTCTTCACCGATGTATGGCTCTCTATTCTGAGACATTTCCTCCCAGTATGTAGTAAGTTCTGGTGCTGTAATTAAATCAAATATACTCATCTTTAACCTCCTACTTCAAAAATGTAACTTTGCCATCCAGTGCTGCAATTACATCGGCTGTAATTAGTGCTGCTGTCGCTGAGTCAAGTCTTTCAAGATTCACAAACCCGAAAATAATTACAGAGCCGTTTTCAGCCCCATTCGTTACATCAACATCATGCTCCAAAACTCCAATTGCATTAGAAACGGCTGGAGTTCCAGAGGATGTTGCTACTGTAAATGCTGTTGTTCTCTTTGTTAAATCTCCACTTACTGGTGTACCAGCTTTTAGAATTTTATTGCCATCAGAATCAGCTGTTACTTCAGTATTGCCAATTACTGCGCCAACCGCAGCCATAGGACGCGTCATAAATAAAATCTGATTTTCTGGTGCGCCATATGTTTCTTTCACGATTTTATTTGCCATATTTTCCTCCTACTTTACAAAATATGATGATTTTTGAAAATTCGCAGATTTTTGATTTTCAGCAAGTCTCTTCGCTCTATTACCTTCTGCTTCAGGCTTCATAGGCTTTCTTGGTGGATTACCTGTTCCACCTGTTCCTCCACTACTGCTACTGTCATTTGATTTGTCAAACATCTGCGGGTACTGCTCCTTTATTTCTTTAAGTGCATCTTCAAATGTTTTTGCATCGGTCACTCTTGATTTTGCCAACATAACTACATCAGCGGCATTATTCGGTGAACAACCAGCGGAAACAGCAGCAAATTTTTGTTCTACAAATTCAGCTTTTTCTTCAGCTGCTTTTGCTTTTTTTGCTTCTTCTGCTTTCTCCTGTTGTGCTCTTTCAATCTCAGTCATATTAGCCTGCTTTTGCTTGTTATATGCCTCGATAGCTGCTTTTGCATCTTCTAATTTGTCAAAACCAAGCTCTTTTAGTGTTGAAGCCACGCCTTGTCTTTTCTCTTGCGCCGCAATGCGATTGAGGTCTTCTTGCGTAAAAGTTTTAGCCGGTTTGTTATCCCCATTGGGGTCTCCACCTTCGCCACCTTCGCCACCTTCGCCACCTTCGCCGCCATCAGGTGCAAAACTGCAAAGATTTATTAACTTGTGTAAAAAATCGTTCATTCCCATTCTCCTTTCCAGAATTTAGATAGTCTGGTCTATTCAGTTTCAGTTTTTTCGATAAAACTGATAAAACGCTCCTGATTTTCACAGGTTAATTTATTTCTCACACGGTTAAGTTCTCTTGTAAGTATGTGGTATTTCTCCATTTGTTTCTTGTGAATTGCTTTACCGTGGGATTGACTTTTCAATATCTTTTCTTCAAGCTGTATAAGAGGCGATTTTATGTCCAATGACCTTTCATTATCAATAAATTGCAATTCTAAACTTCCGCAAGCTGGACATTGAAAAAATGTACCTTTCAAAAGCTCTCCATTTTCTTCGTTTTCTACTTGGTGTGTAATAATCATATCAGAAGATAAGAAAATGTCTCGGTTGCAGTAAATACATTTATGCCAGAAATCGCGTTTTTTCATAAAAAGCCTCCTAAAACAATTATAAATGATGATACTTAAAAAGTAAAGTATTATTCTTCTATAGCTTTCAAAGGAATTCTATATTTTTTACACAAATCAATTAATCTTTCAGGTACTTCTTCGCCTTCTGGATAACTTATACTTTTGATTAAGTCTGGTGTAATATTACCGTGATACTGTAATTCAACATACCTGTATAAAGAATTTTTATACTCTCCAGACATTAAATCGACAATATCTTGTTTGTCCCCGTTTTTGTACAAATTTTCATAAAACCGCAGGATGTTCGTTTCGTTTACATTTTTGCTCAAGCCTTTCATTAAACCTGTACAAGCAATCGTTGGGTTACTTACATTGCATGCCACGCCATCTTTAAGCTGAAAGAATGCTCCACTATCCCCTAAAGTTATTGTCGTATTATTAAAAATTTTATCTTTTTTGAATTCAATTGAAAACAGCCCATATTGATTAACTGATTTAAAATCAAAGATATCTTTTTCTGCATCTTTTGACCCAAGATAACCATATTTTTCAAACTCAAAGTTTTTGAGTTTATCTACATTTTTTGTACCGAATAAGTAAGCAGATATTTGTTTACGCTTTTCTATATTAAAAGTACCTGAAGAAGTCATCGATTCCAATTGATTCATAACACCTATCTCTAGATTCTCTAAAATTTGCGTTAGTGCATCAGCATTTTGACGCATACGAAAAGAGTTATTTTGAATAATTTTTGAAATTCCTGTGTCAATAAAATCTTCCGGTAAATTGTGTAAAGTTGCATAATTTGTTACTTTATCAAGAGCACCACGATATTCATATAAAAAATTCTGCTGGTTAATTTCCACTGTTTTTAAGGTGTCTGGTTTCAACGTAACTCCAAAAGCACTTCTGTAATATTTATTCATGCCTTTTTCTACAGATTCTGAAACAGGTTCATTGTTTTCCCATGCAATCAGTTCATCCGCAATTTGTTCCATACTTTTTGGAATATAAGCCTCTAAATAGCACAACCCCTGCGGATGGTCAAGCGGCTCGCTGCCTTTTTCGTAAATTGTGCCGTCTCGTTCCATACAGAGTTCGCAACTGCGGCTTGAAAATGCTGAATGCCAGATTGTACCCTCAACAAACGGATTATCAGCAACTACTCGCCTATAACTGAGCTGATAACTGTGTTGAATTAGCGTTCTCGCCAGTCTCTGCGCATTATAATCAACTTTTTTATTTGTTCCCGGATATACTTTGCTCCAATCCCACTCTTTCTTTGCTGATGGATTTAGGTATTTTTCAAGGTCTTTAGCTATGTCATAAGTTGGCTTTTGTTCTGCAAGACCACGAGCTACTACAGTTTGAATATCGCGTTGTGTTTTTTTAGTATTTTGCCATAAAGCCTTTGAAAAACTCCAATCGCCCTTGTAAACTTTACCTGATACTAATGATTCAATAACTTGTGTTGGTACATATGAAAAAGCCCCTTCTACTTTGAGACCTGCTTGATTCATGAACTCGTTATTTGTATTAACAACCGCTTCAGCTGCACCGTACATACCCTGCGTTGTAGCTTCGGAAATACTGGATTGTAAACGTTTAATTTCATTTTGTAATTGCTTTGAATAATTATATAAGTATTCCTTCCGCAATGTTTCGGACACCTTGCCTTGCTCAGGCAGACTTGCCATTTCCTGTTCAACAGACTTTGCCACATCCATATACAATTTTGCAATTTTCTTCTGTGTTTCTTTAGACTGCCAAGTTTTTTCAGCATGTGCCAACGCAAATTCTTTTGTTTTTGCCATAACTAACTACTCTTTTTTCTACCCCCTCTTGCTTTTTGCTTTGGTGTAGTTTGCATAAACTTTATCAGTTTCAGCTTCAACTTCTTTTTTGTATTTTTCGCGTGCTGTTTTTACTTTTGTTCGGTAAGTCTCATTCACAGCACGTTTATCTCTCGTATATATGGTTTTGAGGCCTGAAATCCTCGATTTAAGAGCTTTTTTCTGCTCTGCTGATAAATTACCCGATTCTAATCTTTTTTGTATATTTTGGACAATAGAATTAAGTGCAGACTGCAAAACATTTAAAGCTTGTTCTTTTGCCTTTTTAGCAGCTTCAAGTTCTTTGTCTCTCTGCTCTTTTAGTTGTTGTTTAACATAACTGAGAGCTTCTTTTCCTGTATCATTCAGAGTTCCGCGCCTTCCTTTAAGCTTTCTATGTTCCATGTAGTAGTTATGAGCTTTTACCGGGTCATAATATTTACTCGCATATGCCATTAGCTTAGGCTCCTTTCAATCTCTTCAATAGCCTTAAAAAGTTCAGTTTCTTCTGGATTGAATTCTTCTTCCTCTTCTATTCCTTCATCGAGGTCTTCAAATTCTATATTTTATTTTCGGCAGGGTAATTTTCTTGCTCAAGCATCTGCTGTTCTTCTAAAATTTGTTCAAGCTCTATATCAACTTCCTCATCGGTCAAATTACGCCATTTTTTCATATAACTCTTACGGCTCATGACTTTGGCATTAACCTCCATCATATCTGAAGATTTTTCCTCAATGTCATCTTGCATTATAGGGTAATTGTTTTCAACTGTTACCGAATATTCATCAACTAACGGTTCTGTACCATACTGCTTGTAAATATTCGAGTACAACTTACAACCCTCGATTATTGTGTAAACCATATTTTCAAAAGCAGGTGTCCAGTCAAGCATTTTTTCATTGCATCGTGTCATTAAACCCCAATATATGGCCTGCATCGTCTTGCCTGATGTGATAATACCCTGTAAGGCTTCGTTACTTGTGTCGGGAACATCCAGCATTGCATACATTGACGACCGTATACGACCAAGCGTTGTGTCAAGAGCTGTGCTATATGCCATCGAGTTATCTAAAGAACCAATTGAACCTGTCTTATCTGAGTGGGCGGGGTCTGTTTGTAAATCCCATAAGGCTCCCGGTGCGCGTGATAAGTCTTTAGTGGCTTGCGGGTCAACGTCCATTAAATATGTTATCTGGTCAGCCCCTTTTCTAAGACTGTCTATGTCTTTGCTTGACAATTTACTATACCAACTTTCAGAATCTTCTAATGCTAAAACATCACTTGCCCCAAATGGATCACCTGTCAAACCCTCATTCACTACAACTGAAACAGGTATATATTCAAATAGCGTTTTTTCGTTTGTTAAAATTTCCTCTTGCAACACGCCATTGCCATCATAAATTCCTTCTGTAACATAGCAGAATCCATCTTCGCCAAGTTCCCATTTCTTCTTGTAAATTCTTTGCTGATTCTTCTCATCATTTTCAACAGTTGAATAGAACTGTATAAATTTCGTGATTTTATCCACGTTAGCAGGGTCAGTTTCATAGACAAATTCCAAAGACGGTATGAAACTAATTGTAACACCCGATTCATCATTGAAATTTACAGCAATTGCAATACGTTTACCGATTAAACAATCTTTGGCTGCGCGAACCAACTTACCACTAACGCGATTTGCTTGTAACACTTTCTTTAATAAGCTTTGATTTGGGTTTAATCGAGTGCTATCATCGCTTCCTGAAATATCATTTAGCGTAAATTCTGGCATAATACTGAACATAAATCGGGCTTCTTTATCGATTAGTTGTTTTATTTGCCTTGAATGCCAACGTGCGGGACTGTAATCACTACTCGATGTATCTGTTGCAAATTCAGCACCATCCGCATAAATTTTATACATTTTCAGTATATCCCGCATATCTTGCAAAGTTGCTGTATTAAACACCCCTGTGAGTTCTTGATTGATTATAACTTTTGTAAGATTGAACCCTTGAATCTGTTGTGCTAAAAAATCGCTATATAAATCTTCGTTATGGATTATACCCATAGTTTATATTTTCGCCCCCTCTCGGCTGTTCCTCTTTCTTGCTTTTAAATCAGCAAGTTCATATGTATCTAATGCGTACCAAATTGCTGAAAATGTATGCGGGTCAATATTAAATTGGTCATAAATAATTTCGTCAGTCCTTGGGTCTTTTTTGTAGGTTAAATCCTTGAGTTCCCGCCAAGTATTCGGACATTCAGACGAAACATATATGTGTTTAAAACGCTTGATTTTACGCGTATTCGCAAGTCTCGAACCTGCAAATTTGTGACAACCACGCATTCTAAAACCGTGTAAATTATAATATTGAATAGCTTTCGGGTCTTCACAATCAGCTGTAATAAGGGTATTTTTCAAATATGCAATTTCCTGCGCAGTCTGGTCATCAGTCATCTTATTCTTGTAATATTCATGATATATGAGCAAGCTCTCCGTTTCTTCATCCACTGCAACCTTTGTTATAGCATTATAAGACGTCTCAAAACCAAAGTCCATACCTGTAAAATGTAAATGTTCGGGAATTTGTACGAGAATATTTAACATATCGCTTGCGTCCATTTGCCGTATTTGCGGCAATACCCGTATGCCATTAGCCCCATACCTGCCCCAACGTGCAACACGCCACAAGTCAGGGTCATAATCTCTCATTGCGTCAAGTTCATCTATATAAGATTTTGGTAAAAATAAATTGTCTGTTGGTAAAGAATGATGATAGTATACACCACGTTTTACTAATGTGCCTTTTTCATACAGTTTTTCAGGGTCAAGAATAACTCTTTCCCGTTCCCTGTTAATAAAAAAGTGCTTAAAAGTCCAATTTTCCTCCGCTACCGGATTCCAACTTAGAATCATGTGAAGTGATAGTTTCGGATGTCTAAGTCGTCCAACAAGTTCTTTGTAGGCTGAATATGTTATTTCGCTTGCTTCTTCTATCCAAATTATGCTTACATCGTTTATAGATTTCAGCTTTTCAGGCTTATCCAAACCCTTAAAGATTATCCTACTCCCGTTCGGAAACACCAGCGACATTGGAGATTCTTTGGCTACAATTTTTGTTTTACTGTTGCGACGTGTACCGTCAGCAAGCAATTCCATATCTTCCAGTATTTCTTTAAATAAATCAAAACATGATTCCCGCATAGTTTCGTAGACTTGCCGTACTACAAGTACTTTTCGTTTTTCGGATAGACATTTCAATATCAGTTTCAATGCAATATGATAACTTTTACTGCTACCGTACCCACCGAATAACAGATATGTTTTGTAGTACCAATCAAACATGAAATTTTCAAAACGCGGGTTAACTTCTTTATCAATTATCATTAGAACAACAACAAAATTCCAATTCGTCTAAGCCTTTTTCAACTTCGTTCAGTTTGTCACCCAGATGTATTATATCAGCAGCACTGAAAACATTTGCAATTTTATAAAACTGCAAGGCAAAAAATTCAATCATTTCTTCGTTGCGTGCCCAGCTGTTCTCTGTGTCAAGTCCGCATTCAAAAATAAATGCGTGTAAGATTTCGTGCCTAAGTACACGCTTTTTGTATTCTTCCATATCTGCAACAGAGCTTTTTTCATCATTAAATACTGATTGCAGGTGAATTTCTCTTACGCTGTTATCGGCAAAACCATCCGCATTAGCTGCTCTCAATTCATCCTCTTCGATAATCTGCCATTTTGAACCGAGAACATCAATTTCAGCTTTGCCATCTTTAAACAATTGTACTTTCACAGCTAATCCTCCTAAAATTTCGCACCAATCACTTACTTTCTAAATCTTTTTTCATAGTCAGGCTCTATCTCAACTACAGCATCTTCCAACCAAACCGGTTTTTTACCGTATAGAATTATTTGTGATGGCATAAGTTGCTTTTTCATCTCTGCATAACCTTGCTTGAATAGTTCTTTTGCTTGCGGATTTTGCGCACAGCCTACAGTTGAAATTGCTATCAGCGCATTTTTGGGCATACCCTCAAAGCAAAAGTCATAACTGCTTTCGTCACTCCAGCATGCAACAGGTATTACACGCAATCCAGCATCCTGAAAATACTTTGTGGTCCACATTCGACGGTATGCGTTGTATATTAGAAGTGGTCTTGGCATATCTGTATACATACTGAAATCTGGTGTAAAAACCGCTTAAAAATCGCTCAAGAATTCTACAGCCTTGTTTGGTTGATTCCATACTCTTTCAAACAGATAATCCGCCAAAAAGAAGTGTACAATCTTACTTTTTCTTTGGTTCTTTGGCACTCTGTGTGCTTCGTTAAATGGCACAATTTCCAGTTTTGCATCTCTGGAAAACCTTGCTCAGAAAATTTCCAAAAATCGCTTGTTTTTCTAAAATTTAAAAATCGTGTTCGCCTTTTACCATAATTCAAACCTCATGTATTCTGTAAAATGCCAGTTTTATTCCTCTTCGCAAAATTACGCTGGTAAACTATGTGTTCATAATTCCTACGAACAAGAGTGTTTACACCCTCACTGTCTGTAATCATATTAGCTTGCATTCGTGCTACATTGTAGAGTCTGCCTGATGAAAACGGACTGATAACATCCCCTGCATAATCTGCATTTTTCAAAGTTGATACTATGTTTCTGTGAATTTCTTTAGCCTCATTTGGCACATTAGGTATACTTTTTTCCACCTCGTTAGGCGTATATTCTACTGCATTTATTATGTCATTTGCCCATGCAAGTTGCTTTTCAGAACCACGCATTACACTTCCTCCACCTCCAGAAGACTTTTTTCCTGCACTTCCTCTTCCACCCATCTCTCTCTTTAAAAATTTAAATATTATATTGTAATATAATTCACATAAAAATACAAGTTTTATAAAACAGGCGGGAAATGAACAAGCTGTTGTTACCACCCAACACATGTATGAAAAGAACAGAGGATTTTAAATGAAAATCTATTTGCACAAAAGGAACGTCCCGCCTGTCAATGGGATGGGGCTCAGAGCGCCCATCATACTCAATCGCAACAAAAATCAAAATGCACGATTATTCCCAGCTTTATTCATCGTGACCCTCAATAAACGCATTCTCAATATCAGTTTCTTTGTTCTTTTTGTCTGCCAAGGGTAAAATATACTAATCATCTGCAGCTTTACGTACAATATTAACCGTAATATTGCTGTTTTCGTTATCACTTGCAGCCATCATCTGTTTTTTGAGTTCAAGTTCTTGTTTAGCCCTCCATTGTTCAAATCGCATTTTTTCAATTTCTGCAGCTTCTTTTTGCGTTTTCCATCCAAAATTTGTATCAAGATTGAACCGTGCGCCGTTAAAACCCTCTCTATCGTACAATCGTTCTTCTGCATACTGCTCAATACGTTGCTTGGCTTGTTTTAAAACCGTGGAAATGAGATACAATTCATCCTCTTCGCTAAAATCGTCAAACACGCCAGCACACCATCTTAGAAGTGTGTCATTGTCCATACCAAGTTTCAGAGCCAACCCTGTAACTGAAAATGGTTTAACTTGTATTTTTATCACATCGCCATTCGCATCCCGTCTTAATTCTCCATTTTTATCGAACAAAGGTTGGTAACAGCTTTCAAAATATTCTTTGCACAATCTTTTTGTGTGCTCCACAGAAGTTAGCGTGGGTTTCATTCCTCGATAAGACCTTTTGGATTTTTGAACCCCTCCGCCTGTTCTAATTCCACGAAAATCAAACAAGAAAATTGTGGAACTTCCGCGTTTTCTTTTGTACCTTTTTGTGGTCTTTTTGGGAATTTTCAACACTACAGTTTTTTCTTCGCACTTCATCTTCTAACCTCCACTTATAGTATATACTATTATCCGAAAAAAGTAAAGAGAATTTTTTCCACGTTTTTACCCCACTATCTTTCGATTTCCCGCGTTTTCTATTATTTCTTCGAGATTTCTTCATCGCCTCTCCTTTAGTCCTAAAAACGCAAAATTTTTCGTCACACATCTTCATGAGTCATTCGTTCGCCTTTCCTACCCCTCGTTTTTTATTTTTCGCTTTTATTCCCTCGCTTTTTCTATTCTACTTTTCTTTACTCTACACCTTACTAATTTTACACGCTACTAATTTTACATATTATCTATATTTTACCCAAAAATCTGGCATATTCGGGGATTCATACAAGAAAACTTCCACATCATACAAGTAACCTCATACATTGGACGCACGTTTTTCTACACACACCGATTAAAAATCGGCGAAAACTGTTTAAAAATCGGCGTTTGGTAAACTTTTTTATACAATAAATACAAGAAAATATACCGATTTTTGGTTTTTAAAAATCGGCGTTTTTTTACAAAAAAATAACAACAAGTTGTATTTTATTTACAACATTTTACCGATTTTTAA